CATGCGCGACACGCTGGACGCCCTAGCTGACGATGTGCGCCGGCCGCTTACGGAGTGGGAGAAGGCCGAGGAAGACCGTGTACAGCGCCACAAGGATGCACTCGAAGGCATCACTACGCTGGTCGTCAATTGCGGCGAGTCGTCGGATTCGTTGCGCGCGGCAATTGGCGCCGTAGAAGCCATCGCCATCGGCCCCGAATGGGAAGAATTCGAAACCGAAGCTGCGCGTTCTAAGGACAAGGCGCTGGTTGGCCTTCGTGATCGCTTGGCCGCTCGCGAGAAGTACGACGCCGAGCAAGCTGAACTTGCTCGCCTGCGTGCCAGGGAAGCTGCCCGCGAGCAGAAAGAGCGCGAAGAGCGCATTGCCCGCGAAGCCGCCGAGCAGGCCCAGCGTGAAGCCGACGCCCGCGCCCAGGCCGAACGCGAAGCCGTGATCCGCCGCGAGCAGGAAGCCAAGGCCGCAGCCGAGCGCCGCGAACTGGAACTGAAGCTGCAAGCCGAGCAGGCAGAGAAGGCAGCGGCCCAGGCCAAGGCCGACAAGCTCGCCGCCGAGCAGCGCGCCGAGCAAGAGCGCCTCGCCGCCATCGAACGCGAGAAACAAGCCGTCGAGGCCGCGCGACAGGCCGAGATCAAACGCCAGGCCGACGCCAAGGCAGCAGAGGAAGCCGAAGCCGCCAGCCGTGAAGCCGACAAGGCCCATAAGGGCAAGGTCAACAGCGCTGCGCTGGCTGCATTCGCTGCCGGTGGCCTTTCCGAAGAGTGCGCCAAGTTGGCCGTCACCCTGATCGCCAAGGGAAAGATCCCCGCAATCAAGATTTCATACTGAGGACGCCATGAACGAAGTTCTAGACGCACCGGCCCGCGCAGTGGCCGAGCACCCGGATCTTGCAGCCGGCCAAGTAGCTGTTCTGGCCGCCAACTCACCCATGGGCATGATGATGGCGGCGGTAAAGCAAGGCATCCCGCTGGACCAGATCAAGGAAATGATGGCGATTCAACGGGAATGGGAAGCCGATGAGGCCCGCAAGGCCTTCAACGAAGCCTTCGCCGCCTTCAAGGCGGAAGCGGTGGAAGTGATCAAGCGGAAGCAGGTCGACTTCGCCACCCAGAAGGGCCGCACTCAGTACAAGCACGCCGAGCTGTCCGATGTGGTCGAGGCGGTCGGCCCCGCCCTGTCTCGGCACGGCTTTTCGTGGAGTTGGACGCCTGAGCAAAAGAACGGGCGCATCTTCATAACCTGCACCCTGCTACACCGCCTAGGCCACGAGAAGTCGGTAACCCTGGACGCTCCGGCCGACGACAGCGGCGGCAAGAACACTATCCAGGCCATTGTTTCCACAACCACATACCTGGAGCGCCACACGCTCAAGGCTGTCTGCGGGATCTCCGAGAAGGGGGATGACAACGACGGGAACGGAGCCGATGACGCGGCGGACGAGATCCGCGATTCCTGGATCAGCAAGTTGGCCCAGGCCGATTCAATGGACCAAGCCTTGAAGATTTGGGAAGACGGCTGCGAAGCCATCCAGAAGACCAACAACCTCGCTGCGTTCGCCGCCTTCAAGAAGGCATACGCGGACAAGCGCGCCATGCTCAAGCAAGGAGAAGCCTGATGAACCTGATCACCCACACCGCCCCTCAGGGTTCCCCGGAATGGCTGGAGGTGCGCCGCGGCGTCATCACCGGTAGTCGCTTCAAAGACTGCCGCGACAAGCTCAAGAGCGGCGCGCCCTCCAAGAAGTGCATGGACTACGCGATGGATGTGGCCCGTGAACGCCTGGGCGGCAGTGCAGCCGACAAGTTCGCTACGGCTGCGATGCGCACCGGCACCGAGCAGGAGCCCTACGCCCGCGCCGCTTACGAAGCCAAGACCAAGTTGTTTGTCGAAGAGGCCGGGTTCATCACCACTGAAGACAACCTATTCGGCGTCAGCGTGGACGGCATGGTCGACGCTGACGGCCTGATCGAAATCAAGACGATGGTGTCGTCTGCAACCCTGTTTAACGCTGTCGTGGACGGCGACATTAGCGATTACATCGACCAGTGCAACGGCGCCATGTGGCTCCTGGGTCGCAAGTGGGTTGACCTAGTGCTGTGGGCGCCTGACCTGGAACCGATCGGCCGGCACCTGACCATCCGCCGTATCGAGCGCGACGACAACGCCATCGAAGAACTGGAAGCCGACCTGATGGAGTTCGAACGCATGGTCACCAAGTACGAAACCCTACTCAAGAAGGAAGCCGCGTAATGGCCAGCGTCAACAAAGTCATCCTGGTGGGCAACCTCGGGCGTGATCCTGAAGTTCGCTACAACCCCGACGGCGGGGCTATCTGCAATATGTCGGTCGCTACGACGTCCAGTTGGAAGGATAAGGCCACGGGCGAGAAGCGCGAAGAGACCGAATGGCACCGCGTCGTCATGTACAACCGCCTGGCCGAGATCGCCGGCGAGTACTTGAAAAAGGGCCGCTCCGTCTATCTGGAAGGCCGTCTCAAGACGCGCAAATGGCAGGATAAGGACACGGGCGCGGACCGCTACAGCACCGAAGTTGTGGCCGACCAGATGCAGATGCTGGGCGGCAAGGGCGACGAAGTGGACCGCGAGCCTGCGCAACGCCCATCCGCACGGCAGGCCCCGCAGCAACGCCAGCCTGCACAGCAAGCGGCACCCGCGGCGAATCTCGCCGACATGGACGATTTCGATAGCGAAATTCCATTCTGAGGACCCGCCATGCTTTGCAAAGACTGCTTGATCGATAAAGAGGTCACCGCCTTCTATGCCAGCAACAAGTCCCGATGCAAAGAATGTGTGAAGGCGGCTGTTCGCGTGAATCGGGAAGAGAAGCTGGAGTACTACCGCTCGTACGACCGAGCGAGAGCAAGCCAGCCCGAACGGGTAGCTTCTCGCAAGGAATATAGCCAGACGCCGGAAGGCCGTTTGGCGCACGCCCGGGCTAATGGGAAGTGGCAGGTGGCAAACGCGATCCGAAAGCGCGCCAGCAATCTAGTCGCCCATGCAGTCCGCACCGGGAAGTTGGTCCCAGAGCCATGCTTTGTCTGCGGCGAGAAGGCGCAGGCCCATCACCCGGACTATTCAAAGCCGCTGTCTGTCACCTGGCTTTGCCCGGAGCACCACAAAGCTGCTCACCGGATTGTTGCCGAACACCGGTACGCAGCAGGCGAAGTCCCCACCCTGCACTTCTAAGCCCCTCTCCCGCAGCCCCGTACCCCGCAGTCTGTCCGGGGCTGCCTTCTATTGCCTGGAGCTTCCATGCCCCACACCGACAACTTGCATCCGCTTGAGGATGACGAAGCATCTGACCGCCTGCTTGGGTACGGGATTGTGGGGGCTTTTACTGGCCTGATGATCCTGTGCGCGCTTGCTGTGTGGGCCTTCAATCAATATGCAGGAGCCTGAGAGCATGAACACGAACAAAGATGAGCAGCGCGAGGCATTTGAACGCTGGTACACGCGGAGGCATCCAAACCCTGTGCATGACAACAGCACGTGGGCAAATGCAGCAAAAGCTGACGATTGGGAAGTGTGGCAAGCCGCGATTCAAACTGCCGCCCCTGGTTCCCCTGCCTCCACGCAGACCGTTGAGCGCGACTGGGAACTTTCGTGCGACGAGTGCAACGGCGCCGGCCACGTCTTCGTCGAGCGCCAGGTTGCAGAGCGCAAGACCGACGTGCAGGAATTCAAGGAAGAATGCCCGCATTGCGACGGTCGCGGCTTCACCATCGCTTTCGATGACATCCCGGGCATCGCCGAGTACGTCAAATCCTGCCGCCCCGCTCCCGCTGCTGGCGATGCGCTGGTGTTGCCGAACCTCAATGCCGACCTGATCGACATTCTCGGCCGGCCGAACTTCACATGCATCCGCATCGCTCAACTTCTGCGGCTGGGTGGCGTGGAGATTGCCACTAAGGCGGAAGCAGAGCAGGCGACGGTCATCCATTACCTGCTGGGCTTCTATCTGAAGCACGGCAGCCAGTGGACAGAGAAGGCCAATGAAGACCTCAACCGGCGCCGCGATGCCGCTATTGCCGCCTCCCAGCAGGGAGGGGAGTGATGGCGGGTCCCGCCTACTACAACGAGATCGATCCCTACGCGGCCCAATGGCTGCGCCACCTGATCGCGGCCGGCCACATTGCCCCTGGAGACGTGGACGAACGCAGCATTGAGGACGTACACCCCGATGACCTTCGCAGCTACACACAGTGCCATTTCTTCGCCGGCATCGGCGTCTGGTCGTATGCCCTTCGGCGCGCCGGATGGCCCGATGATCGACCTGTTTGGACCGGTTCCTGCCCCTGCCAACCTTTCTCCGCGGCAGGCAAAGGAACTGCGTTTGATGACGAGCGGCACCTCTGGCCGGCCTGGCACTGGCTCATCCAGGAGTGCCGCCCTCCAGTTGTCTTTGGCGAACAGGTTGCAAGCAAGGAC